TCAGGTCCTTTCGGGAAATGCAAAACGCGCCACGATCCGCCGCGCCCAGGGCGACGTCAGCGCGCTCTCGACCACGCCGTGGCCGCTATAGGCATGGATGAAGCTGGCGCCGGGTCCGGTTTCGGCCTGAAGCCCCAGATGCTTGGCGACCGCGCCGTCGCGCATGCGAAACAGCAGCACGTCGCCGGGCGTTTCTTCGGGTAGCGGCTTTGCCACCAGATGCCTGAGCGCCGCCGCCCAAAGTCGCTCCTCTCCCTGCGGTTCGGACCAGTCCCGCGTGTAGGCGGGCACCGTTTCGGGTTCCGGCCCCAACACCTCGCGCCAGACTCCGCGCAACAGGCCAAGACAATCGCAGCCCGCCCCGCGCACCGCGGATTGGTGGACGTAGGGCGTCCCGATCCAGCCCCGCGCCGCGTCAACAACAAGGCTCATCGCAAGCTTCCCCCATCCATAGAGGACGCTCCGCGTGCCGGGTAGGCCATGATCCAGTCATCCCCCGGAATGTCAGGAAAGCCGCGAAAATTCAGTTGGTTGGAAAACTTCAGTCGGCAGGTCTCCAGCCGCTTGTCGCACCCCGCCTCCAACCGCACCCGGTCGCCGGGCGCAAGCTCCGCTCGCAGGTCCTCCCATAACTCCACCCGGCGCACGCCAGTCGTGAACCGGTCGTTCTTGATCACGCCGACCAGCCCCTCGGCCGCGCCCGACAGCACCTTGAGCCGCCCACGCTCGAACCAGCGTGGCTCAAACGAAGTCAGCCCGTCGAAGTCCAGCAGCCGCCGTTCGCTGACACGGGTCACAGCGCCCTCATGCGCATAGCCCGGCGTCGCCAGGTCAAAGCGGCAATCGCCATCGCCCAGAACCGCGGAACAACCGCGCTGATAAACCCGGCCCTCGGCCCGGTTCATCGCCTCCGCCAGCCCGCGCAACTCGACCGAGAAGCCCCCCGCCTGCCGGTCCAGTTCTCCGAACGACCCGCGAAATTGCAGCACCCGATTGTCCGGATCGCTCCACTGCACCAGCCATGCCTCCACCTCGGCGCCGTCGAAACGGCCCGCCTCGATATCGGCCTCGGTGATCGCGTCATCCGACAGCGCGCCCAGCGCCTCGGTGTTGTCGACGGCCAGCCCGGTGCCCTGCGACAAAGCCGCCGCAGACAGGCCGCTTTCCGCCTTGAACAGCGTTCCGTCGAACCTCAGCGCGCCATCGTGGTCGGTAAAGCCGAAGCGCACGCCGTCCTTGCGCGTCACCCGCCAGCAGCGGGCCAGTTCGGTGATGCCCTCGCGCAGGTGCACGTTCAGTCCTGCCGCGCCGCTCATACCCGGATCTCCACCACCGGTACCGAGGGTGCATCGCCAGCCTGAAAGCCAGCGACAGAGGTCTGGATCCGGTCCACGTCGAAACGCACCGGCACGTCAAACGCGAACCCAGCTGTCACCGCGACGTCGGGGTCGGGCGCATCGGTGAAGGTGACAATCCCGGTGGTCGCATCGACCTCGAAATGCACGCCCGCGACCAGTTCATTGCCGTCCACCCCGGCCACAACAGACCCTGCCACCGGTTTGGTGATCGGGCGGGCATAGGTTTCATCGCCCGACCGGTAGACCTTGACGATCTGGAACGCCCGCGTTTCCCCGTTGCCCACGCCGATCACGCAATCGCAAAAGCCGGGTTCGCGCGACGGACGACAGCTTTTGTAATCCGACCAGTCTTTCCAACGGAATCCGTGCAATTGCCCGCGCCGCGCCTCGAAAAACGCGATCAGCGTCTCGATATCGTCAAGCGAGCGCATCCCCAGCCCTGCATCATAACGTCGGCGCGAATGCGCCCAAGGGGTGTTGCGTTCCTCGAACCCGTTGGCGAGCGTCACCACCTCGGTGCGCCGCTCCGGCCCGCCGACCGAGCCGAAGCTCAGATTGGCAGGAAAGCGAATCTCGTGAAATTTCATTGGGTTGCCTTCCTTACCTGTTACGCTTCCCACGCGACAGCGCGCGGCTCATCTCGGCCGCGATCTGCGAACGGGAGCGTTGGAAGCCCTGCACATCGGGCGTCGTGATGTTCATGTTGACCGTGACCGGCGCGCCGCCGCCCTGCACCTGCACGCCGAGGCGTCCATCGGCCCCGCGCGTCAGCGGCATGATCGCTTCGGGTCCGGCCTCGCCCATCACACCCAGCCCGCCGCGCATGGCAAAGGGCGTCGTGCCACTGACCACGCCACCGCGTGCGAACCCCGTCGGCCTGCCACCGGAAAAGGCACCGCCCTTCTCGAACGGCAAAATCGCGGAGACAAGCGAATTGACACCACCCGCCAACGCCTCGCCAACCGCAGTCTGCACCGGTCGGATCGCGGCGCCATAGGCCGCGTCCACCATGCTTTGTGCCACCTGCCTGAGAGCGTCCGACAGGCGCATGCCGTCGAACACCACCCCGTCGAAGGCCCGCCGGAGCCCCCCGCCGAAGCTACGGCTGAGACTCTGCACCTCGCGCCCGGTGTAAAGCATCTCGTCCTGCATCGTGCGCAACTCGCCATGGAACGTCGCCACCATCTGCGTGGTTGCGCCCAGTGTCGTTTCCAGTGCCGACAGTTCGGCGTCGAACGCGTCCAGATCCTCATCCATCGGTCTCGTCCTTTTCATCGGGGAAGCGGGCGGCCAGGGCGTCCAGCCCCGCCCGCCCCATGGGCGCTTTCGCCCCCGGCTCACCCAGCATCAGCAACAGCTCCGCCGGGGTCAGCGCCCAGAAGTCGGCCGGTTTCAGGCCAAGCCCCTGCATCCCGGCGCGCATCAGGCCGGGCCAGTCAAAGAGGCGCTCGGGCGCGCTCATCGCGGTGGCCGGAACGACAAAAACAGAAGCCGCGCCGCCACCCGCGCCGCCTGCATCGGGCCGCCCTCGATCTCGGCTTGTGCGAGGTCCACGGGCGTCCCGTCCCAGCCGCCGCCGCGCAGCCCCGCGCAGAGCAGTGCCAACACGTCGCGCACCGCGAAGCGCCCCGCCTCGAAGCGCTCGACCAGCGCCGGCAGGCTGTCCGCCTCCAGCCGGTCCTCCAGCTCCGCCAGCGCACCCAGCGTCAACTTGAGCACATGGGCCTCGCCATCGAGCACCAGTGCCACCTCGCCCGCATGCGGATTGACCATCGCTCAGAGCGCCGCAGTGAAGGTAAGCGCGCCGGCCGAGGCCAGCGAAACCTCGTAGGTCGCTTCGCCGTCGTGGGTACCGGCATACTCGATCGCGGTGATCTGGAACGGCCCCGCGACGGTGCCGAAATCGGGGATGATGACCTGAAAATCCGGCACCTCCCCGTCAAAGAAGATCTGCCGCGCGCGTTCATCCGTGTCCGCATCGCGGAAAATGCCGGACCCCGAAATCGCGGCGGTCTTCACCCCCGCGCCGCCCAGCAATTCACGCCAGCCGCCGGTCGATTCCAGACTGGTCACATCCACCGTGTCCGCGTTGAAGCTGAGCCGCGAGGCGCGCAGCCCCGCCATGGTCTGGAAGGTGCCGTTGCCATCCAGATCGACCTTCAGCAGAAGGTCCTTTCCGTTCTGTGCCACCATTTTAATCTCCGTTATTCAGTATGTTACACCGTTAATTTCAGGTATTGCCTCAACCCGTGTCCTCATCCAGCCGGGCGCGGAACCAGACCTCGACCAGCCTGTCCGCGGCCTTGCGCCGCGCTTTCGCCCGGTAGAAATGCAGCCGCGCGACGCGCCCGCGCGACAGGCTCAGCGGCGTCGAAAGCAGTGCATCCGACACCGCCGCCGCCGCCTCTTTGGCCGCGTGGAACCCCGCCGCGCTGCTGGTGACGATGACGCTGATCTCGTGTTCCGCGCCGCCGGCGCTGACATCGGACCGGTCGCGCACCTTCTCCGGACCCAGCGTCACGTGAAGCGGCGGCAGCGGGCCGGGCGGTAGCGCGTCGTAAACATGTCCGCCGACGATCGCCGCCAGCGCGCCGTCGCCGCTCAGCACATTGTAGATCGCCATCTGCAACGCCGCCGTCATGCCATAGCTCATGTCGCGCCCTCCTCGGTGGCAAAGCAGATCAGGAAGCGCCCGCCGGGGTCGCTCTCCGTCACCGCGTCGATGTGGAAAAGCCGCGCCCCGTCGCGGAACCGCTGCGAGGACGTGGGCCGCGACGGGGCGCCCTGCGGAGCCGCGCGCACAGTGATCTTGAAGCCCATCCGCGACAGCCCCGCTGCATCGCGTCCCGTGCGCGGCTTGACCTCACCCCAGAGCTGGCCAAGCGGCACCCACCCTTCGGTATGGCCGCCCGCGCCATCGGCCACCCGCACCGGCCCCTCCAGAAGCAGGCGCCGGCTCAGATCAGGACGCGCGCCCATCAGCCC